AAGTTATTCTTCTTTATATGCACTAAAATTAGATGCCTCTTATACAGGAACTCCCACAGTAGGAGAAAAAGTTACTCAAATACAGTCTCCTACACAAATCGCAAAAGGATGGGTAGCATCATACGATAAGGAAACTAAAGTATTGAAGTATTTTAAAGATAGATCCTTGTTTTTAACTAATGGGTTGAATCAAGAGGATAGAGCTGATACTGCAGTTAATGCTAAAATTGTTGATTTTAATAATACTGATAATATTACATTTACCACTGCTTCTCAAGCAACAGTATCTGCAGGATTTACAGGAAGTTCTGAGGGTGCAATAAATTTAGGAATGGAATTTAATGGTGGACTTGCAGAACCAGAGATAAATAAACAGACGGGGGACATTATTTACATTGATAACAGACCCGAAGTAGAAAGAAATCTTAGGCAAAAAGAAGACGTTAAAATCATTCTGGAATTCTAAAAAAGATGGCACAAAAAACAGACTTAAATATCAATCCATATTATGATGATTTTGATTCATCTAAAAACTTTTATAAAGTCTTATTTAAACCAGGATTTCCAGTTCAGGCAAGAGAATTAACAACTCTACAATCAATATTACAAAATCAAATTGAATCTTTTGGAAGTTACACTTTTAAAGATGGAACAGTAGTAATTCCAGGAAATATTGTCTATGATGGTCAATTTTATGCGGTTAAGTTAAACTCGACAGAGTTTGGTATTGATATATCTTTATATCTTGATAAATTTATAGGTAAAAAAATTATAGGTCAAACTTCTGGCACTACTGCAACTGTAGAATACGTTGCACTTCCTAATGGTGCAGATGTAGAAGATCCTACAATTTATGTAAAATATTTAGATTCCAATAATAATTTTATCTTCAATGAATTTGAAGACGGAGAAGCATTAATTGCTGATGAAAATATAGTTTATGGAAATACAACGATTAATGCCGGAACTCCATTCGCATCTCTTATTAGTTTAAACGCAACCTCTATCGGATCGGCAGCATCAATTGGACAGGGAGTATATTTTATTAGGGGATATTTTGTAAATGTTTCAAAACAGACAATAATACTTGATAATTATACTAATACTCCATCTTATAGAGTTGGTTTATCAATTAGAGAACTTCTTGTCAATGTTAAGGATGATTCTTCTTTATATGATAATGCCAAGGGATTCACTAATTATGCAGCACCTGGTGCAGATAGATTACAAATTAATTTAAAACTTTCTAAGAAGTTACTTACGGATACTAATGATACGGACTTTGTAGAACTTCTTAGAGTAGAAGATGGTAAAATAAAAATAATTGAAAATAAAACTGAACTGAATAGACTTGGGGATTATATTGCGGAGAGAACTTATGAAGAATCCGGTCATTATGCACTAGATAATTTCAATGTATCATTGCATAATTCACTCAATGATAAGTTGGGTAATGATGGTTTGTTTTTTGATAATCAATCCACAGAACAACTTAACACACCTTCAGATGATTTAATGTGTGTAAAAGTTTCTCCCGGAGAAGCATATGTGGGAGGTTATAATGTAGAAACAATCTCAAATACTATCGTTGATGTAGAAAAACCAAGAGATACTGCTACTGTATCAACTGCAAATATTCCCTTCGAGATGGGGAATCTCCTTAGGGTTGATAATGTAAGTGGAGTACCAAAACACAAAGAATCTATTGGACTTTATAGTGGTTCTGGTGGAGGCGGAACAAAAATTGGAGATGCTAGAGTTTACACTTTCAATTTAACGGGATCTGCATATCAAGATAATTCCACAAGTTGGGATTTATATCTATATGATGTTCAGACATATACTTCACTTACACTGAATACTCCAGTAGGACCTCTTGGTCTTGTAACTTCTTCATACATCAAGGGTAAAAGTAGTGGTGCAAGTGGATATGCAGTTTCATCAGGAACTGGTAGCACTATTGAGATTAGACAAACCTCAGGAACATTTTCTGTAGGTGAACAACTTATTATTAATGGAGTTGATGCTTCAGCTACGGTAGCGTCTGTTATTGTATATGGAACTGGAGATATTGGATCAGTATCTCAATCTGGTATTTCTGGATTTCCAACATTTGCGGCAAATTCTTTTGGAGACCCAGAATTCATAAATCAGGGTAAAGGTTATCTTTATGCCGAACTTACAGATTCTAATATTGAATCTGTAAATCTTTCAAGTTCAACTTTAAAAATATCAGAGCAATTGACTTCATTATCAGTGTCTGGGGGACAACTGACATTTAACATTGGAAATTTAAGTAGTGGAATTACTAGTGCATTCTTTGATCCATTTGATGAAGAAAGATATTCAGTTCATTATGTTAGTGGTGGAGGAATTGGAACAGTAACATCAGATGCATTTTCTCTTAGTGGAAATACTGTTACTATCAATGGTCTTTCTACAGACGGAGACGTTGTAGTAAATGCATCATTAACAAAAAATGGCATCCAAAATAAAATAAAACAATACACAAGAAGTGCATCACTTGATGTTGTTTATTCAAAGCATCCACAATCTGGGGTGGGCGTTAATACATCTATCAACGATGGTCTCATTTATAATCCAAATTACGGATTGAGAGTTCAGGATGAAGAGATTTCATTAAATTGGCCAGATGTTGTTAAGGTTCTTGCAATCCATGAATCTTTAGATGAAAATGCATCAACTTTAGATCAGATTCAGTTTTTTGATAGTTCTATAGTAAGTAATGCAATTATTGGAGAAAATATTACAAGTTCTACAAGTAATGCTGTAGCAAGAGTAGTTGGAAAACCTTCTTCTCTCGTTTTGTCTATCGTATATTTAAATCGAGGTAAATTTATTGCTGGAGAAGTTGTCACATTAAATGAATCGAATAATACTGCATCACTTCAGTCTGTTATAAGAGGTTCTTATAAGGACGTTACTTCATCCTTTATATTAAATAAAGGACAAAAAGACCAATATTATGATTATTCAAGAATCGTTAGATCTTCAAATACACCAGTTCCTTCCAGAAGACTGAAGATTATATTTGATCATTATACCGTTCCCTCTTCAGACAATGGAGATGTTTACACTGTTCTGAGTTATGATAAAGATAGATTTGCGGAGGATATTCCTGAAATAGGACCAAGAAGAGTAAGAGCTTCAGATACACTTGATTTTAGACCAAGAGTATCGCAGTTTACTGCAACTAATCGTTCTCCATTCGATTTTGATTCAAGAAGTTTCGGAACATTACCAAAACTCATTTTAAAACCAAAAGAAAGTTCTTTGATTGGATATAGTTACTATCTCCCAAGAATTGATAAAGTATACTTGGATATTTTTGGAAAAGTTATTGTTCAAAAAGGAGTTTCTGAAATTAATCCAAAAGTTCCTACGAATAAGAATCCTGATGGTTTAATGGATTTGGGAACAATAACTCTCCCAGCATATCTTTATGATCCAGACGATGCTGATATTTCTCTTGTAGATAATAGAAGATACACCATGAGAGATATTGGAAAACTTGAAGATAGAATTGAAAATTTAGAGAGAGTCACTTCCCTTTCTCTCCTAGAAGTAAATACACAAACTCTTCAAGTTCAAGATGCTCAAGGTAATAACAGATTTAAAACTGGATTTTTTGTAGATGACTTTAAGAATAATTCTTTAATTGATTTAAATGTTTCTTCGATAGAAGTAGATGCTGATGCACAAGAACTTACATCTATAATCAGTGATAATTCTCTTAAGAGTCAGATAGCACCATCAATTGATATTACAGATGAAAATTTAGATTTATCTGACAATTTTAATTTATTAGATTCAAATGTTCAAAAGAGTGGAAATATTATTACATTAAAATACTCAAGTGTTGGTTGGATTGAACAACCATTGGCAACTAGAGTAGAAAATGTAAATCCATTCCACGTAGTTTCATACAATGGATTTGTCAAACTGTCCCCATCTAGCGATAGTTGGGTTAGAACTATCAGACTTGCTGAATCTAATAGAACAATTAGAAGAAGAGTTGCAGATGTAAACAGACAAGGACAAACAAGAAGGAGAGTTTCTTCTAGAGATGTTATAATCTCTTCTGGAAAAGAAGCATATATGCGCTCCAGAAACACTCAATTCTCTGCAAATAATTTAAAGCCCTCAACAAGGTTTTATCAATTCTTTGATGGAAATGGTAGTGTTGATTTTATTCCAAAATTACTTGAAATTTCTAGTAGCCCAACATTGGAAAACTATGGTTCTGTAGGTTCTTTTGAAGTTGGAGAAACGGTAGTTGGTTATAATGATGGAAATTTTGCAATTCAGTTTAGATTGTGTTCTGGAAATCATAAAGAGGGAACATTTAATTCTCCATCAAAGACATTTAATATAAAT